CTTTAAATTCATGCGTGTTCGGAAATATCTTGTTAAGTTTCATGTTTGTTTATTTTAAAGGGGATAGAAATACATCCTATCCCCTCGGCACTAAGGTAGCGAATCTTTCTGCGCCTATAATTTGAACCCTATAAGGGCAAAAGCTGCGCTTATCAATGATAGCTTTGCAGGTAATTTTACCTCTATCTCCTTCCCAGCACATTCCTTGCTGGTTTCTTTGATTTTGTCCCAAATGATTTGAGCCAGTTGAATATATTGCCGCCAAGTAAATTTTATTTTGTTGCTTTCAAGATATACATTTACCTCTCCAGCTAATTCGGCAAAATTCATTGAATAACAAGCGATATCTCCAATTGGACTTTTAGGAGTTTCTGCGTTTTTTAACGCATTTTTTAAATTTGTTTCTATCATTTTATTTGTTTTTAGCGTCTGAAAAAAAATTTAAGAATAATTGTACCGATGTTTGTTCCAGTTATCGATTTTATGTTCTCCGAAATACTAAACAACTCAGTTGCTGCAATGATAAAGCTAACAGAATAGGTAATTTGTGAAGGCAAACCAAATGTTATACTTGCACCGTGGAATATCATAATACCACAGAAATATGTTACTATCTTTTGCGATGTCCGATATAGTCCTTTGCTTGTGATTTGCTCTCCCCTTTTTCTAGCAGCAAGTATGCCGGTAATAGTATCAGTAAAAACCACAAAAACAGTAAACAAAAGAAATCCTTTAATTGGTATAAAAAAGGATGCGATAAAACCGCAGCACACGGCAAAAGCAATGCCATCGTAACCAAGTTTAAAAATGTTGTAAATTACTGTTTTCATCATTCAATTTTTATAAACCTTACATTGCCATCCACGGTTGCAAATTTGCCATCAGCGTATTTATACAAGTCATATTTCACGGAGTTAAATGTAAAAGATATTTGATTGGTAAATGTGGCTAAAAGTAGATTGGTAGAAATGGAATAAACTTTGCCGTTGTCTGGGTTGAAGATTAAACGCTTGTTGTTGTTTAACTCAATAACACCATCAATAATTTCACCGTTAAAATTTAATTTCCAATCTCCCAAAAACTTTGCCGTGTCCCTTTGAGCCGTGGTAAAATAGACTGGCTTTCCGCTTATTTGAACGTGCAAGTCGTTGTAATAATTAATTCTTTGCACCGCTTTGCCCTTAGTAATAATAGGCTTTGCGTGAATAGCCAATGTGTTACTTTGCCTTTCAGCGTCTGTCACAAGGCTTTGAATGGCAGTTGCACTATCGCCTAATATTTGCTTTGAGCCTGTAACGGTGCTATCAGACAAAGTTGTTTGCTGAATGATGTAATAAATGTTTCCTTGCTTTTGAATGTACACAGTGTCTTTGACAACATCTTGCGCAAAGGAAAACAAGGGAGTGAATAATAATAAGTATCTCATTTTATTTATTTTCGAGGTTAATAATTCTTTGTTCAAGGGCTTTGATCAGGGCTTGTTGATCTTGTATTGCTTTGGTTAGGATGGGGATAATAGTGTTAGACCTAAATAATAAACTACTATCCCAAAATGTATCTACTGCCTCTGGTATAATATTTACTGCATCTTGAGCAATAAAACCTAAATCGTGTTCATCACCTTTTTTCCATTGAAAACTAACAGGCTTTAATTGTAAAATAGTTGACAAACCGTATGTAATAGGATTAATATTATACTTAAATGTTTCATCAGATGAAGATGCAGTTGTTAAAACTCCAGTAGATGTTATATTTAAATCGTTTGAATATGCACCAGCGCCAACTGCCGTTATCTTTGCATTGCCGACAACTTCAAGTTTTTCAACTGCATCAACAACACCTGCTCCTAAGCCTAAATTTCCCGACTTATTTATTGTCATTACAACACCTGGAGCGCCACTATTTGATAATTGAAAGTAAAACCTTCCACTTCTTTGTGCGTCACCATCTTGAGCTACACCTAAATAAGCAATATCAGCTTTTGTTGAACCAGTTGTATTGCTTGACCATATAATATTCGCTCCATTGCCATTACTACTTAGTGGCGAATAATTATCAAATGAACGATTACCAGTATTTTTTATTGTAATCATAGAGGTTGGTGTATTTGTATTTATACCAATAAATCCTTGTGTATTGTCCCAAAATAAATTATTTGAACTATTAATATTTGTAGTTCCATTGCCAAATAAAATATTTCCAGCAGTAAAAGAAGTTTGATTTGTTCCCCCATTTGCCACAGGCAAAGTGCCCGTTACTCCCGTTGTCAATGGCAACCCCGTTGCATTGGTTAAAACACCGCTTGAAGGTGTGCCCAATGCTCTGCCACTTCTATAATAATTTGTAAGCATCGACGCCGTGTCTCCACGCTCAATGTAAGGTGTAAGCATGGATGCCGTGTCCGAAATATTTACTTTAGTTGCAAACCTTGATGTAAGGTTTAATGTTGTCGTATCAAAAGTAGAACCTCCAGCCTGTGTCCAAGCATTACTACCTATTTTATAATGCCATAGCAAATTAGTAGTTGTGTCAAGCAATAAAAAAGCACTTGTATCTTGTTTATTTGCCCTTGTTATTTTGCTTGTTGCAGCAACGGTATCCGTAGTGGCATATCCTCTGAAAACCAAACCATCGGCAGTCGTCTGTTCACCGAGCGTTATCTTTTGGTTGCCGTTGCTCGGATACTGCGCCCATGCAAGGCAAGGCAACAAGGCAAGGGCAAGGGAAAGTATTTGTTTCATGTTTTTGTTTTTAAATTTATTAATTACCTCTTTGCATTATTATCCAATTAGTTCCATCGCTAACTAATGTTGCAAATCTTATATTTCCTCCTGGATTTAAAATTGCAGTTTGCGTGCTGCCTGAAAATGATACAGCCATTCCAATAATATTGGATGAAGCTGAAAGCACAATTCCTGAACCACTATTTTTTATAAATATTTCTCTTCCCGGATATGATGCAGCATTCGGCAAAGTAACAGTTACAGTATTATCTTGATGTATATTTAACCAAGTTACACCTGTACCCAAAGTAATTGATGTGCCTGTTGAATTTACAAGAACTCTTTCAAGTGCAGTTGTTTTTAATCTACTTTCAAATGTTTTTTCACCTGTTAAAGTCTCCGTACATGATTTACAAGCCGCACCTAAATTATTTCTTGCGTCTGCCTCATTTGCTCCACCAGTTCCACCATTTAAAACTGGCAAAGGAACACCGCTTAGTGATACTGCTAATGTGCCGCTTGATGTTACAGGGCTTCCTGATACTGAAAGGAAACTTGGTACAGTCATTCCTACACTTGTAACACTTCCAGTACCTGCGCCTATTGCCGTCCTTGTATCAGTAGCGTTTAATAATGTAATTGTATTATTAGAATTAACTTTTATAAATTTATCCGAAACGCTATTTGTCAAAGTAAATAATGATATACCACTCGTTGTACCTCCCAGTGTGATTCTTGCATTAGCCGCGTCTGTTGCTCCTGTACCTCCATTTGCCAACGGCAAAGCATTTCCACTATATGTAAGGGCTAAAGTGCCGCTTGTTGTAACTGGTGAACCGCTTACGTTAAATATAGAAGGTGCGGATAAAGCCACGCTTGTAACAGTGCCAGTGCCTCCTCCGCTACTATATTGAGGAATATTTAAAGTTGAGCCTACTAAAGTAGCAGCACCACTTGTTCCAGTAGTAGTTAATGTAATTGTATTTTGCTTTGTATTTATTCTATTACTTAAACTTACAGTATCAAGACTATTTAATACATTATTTCCACCTTCAGTAATATCTCCTGTTACAGAAAGAGTACTTGACATTGTTGTAGGTTTATGTATTGTAACATTACCAGTTGTCCTCGCTAAAGAAATACCTAAATTAGTCAAATTTGCACCTCCTAAATTATCTCTTGTTAATAATTCTAATCTATCATCAACACCATTATATTGTAAAGTGCCTCCAAATTCGATATCATTTTCAGATTGAACACCGGTTTCGCTAAACATTAATTTAGCGTAACCAGAACTACCACTTCTTAATTGTATACTTTTTGCTGCTGCTAATTGTAAGGATGATACAGGAGTAACACCTATACCAATATTACCACTACTTTCTTGTATACTTGAATTTGTTAAAGTTGTTGAACCATTAAACAAAGGCAAATAATTAGTTGTACCTGTTCCAGTTATTGGATTAGTTAATAAATTTTGTTTTCCATTAAAAGTATTCCAATCTGTACTTGTCAAATATCCATTTAAAATTGATGATGCAGCATTCATTGATAATTCAGGTGTACTAGTATTATTAGTAATACCTATAGGTGTACCTGATGCAATTGTTACGCTTGTTACCGTACCTGCCCCAATTGCACTACGAAAGTTTGCAGCTGACAAAGCGGATACAGAGTTATCAGCGTTAAACCTTGGAAAGGTAATGGCTGAAGGGTTTGTTAAAGTAAACATTGATTGCCCAATGGTTGTGCCTCCTAGGCTTGTTCGCCCAGTAGCTGCGACAAGGCCAGTGCTGCCACCATCCCATTTTAGCCTATCACTATATGCAGTATTCCAATTGCTTGAATTATTTGTAATTGATGTTGTCCATGTTGTACCTGTGCTCAGTGCAATGCCTGCCTCTGGATATACTGGATTGCCTTGAGCGGAGGAAACAGAGCCAATGCCGCTAACTGTGGCAATGGTATAGTTAGCACCTGATTTAAACGATGTCGATACAAGCGTTATTTGAGCCGTATCTGTAATATCGTATTGATTATTGTTTAGCAATTGACCATTGCGAAATACTAATATATATGCCTTTAATTGAATTGGAAATTTAGAGGTAACTGTCCAGTTAAGAATAGCAGAAGATTGTGCAGGATATTCTTGTTTTAAAATTTTAATTGTGTCATTACCTATGGCTACATCAACAATACTATCTCTTATTCTTGTAAATACGGTAGCGCTATCTAATACTAAAGTGCCGCTTGTTGTTATTGTACCTCCGCTTAAACCATAGCCAGTTGCTACGCTTGATACAGTACCTTTGGCATTTATTCTATTTGATAATGAAGCCGTATCAGCTGCGTTTAATTTACTTGCAAATCTTGTATTAAGATTTAATAAACTTGTATCTGTTAATTCCATTAATACTGATAAATCAGCCGATACTGTACCTGTTGTTGTTATTGGATTTGGAGATACTGTAATTCCTGTTCCTCCTGAAATAGAGGTTAAAGAACCACTACCACCACCTGAACCACCACCACCACGAGGAAATATTACTGTATAATTTTCACCTACTTTATAAGCAGTTGCACCAATAACAACAGAGGCATTAGTTGGTATAGTATATTGAGTAGGAAGTAAAATTTGACCATTGCGATAAACCTGAACCACGTTTACCCCACCGACAACTAACGTATCGGTTTGCGTCCAAGTCAAAGTAGCTGATGAAACATTAGTAAAATCTTGCCTTGCGTAAAATCTGCCGCTTGTATCTGCGTAGGCTTTAGTTGCGTAATTAGCTAACATTGTAGCCGTGTCACTTACTAAAAGTGCTGCGGTTGTGTCTCGCCATAAACCACCATTATAATATAAAGAGGCATTTGCAACAGGCGAGGAAATAGCAACATCATGTAATTCACTTAAACTAAAACCAGAAGCCACACGAATGGCAATAGTACCGTTATTTGAAGATGAATTTACACAGAAGCCAATAGGTAAATCAATATTTGGTGCAACTGGCTCAACATCTGTCCAAACACCAGCAGTCGTTGGCGAAGGATATAGGATTGCTCCTGCTGCAAAAGTATCCGTATTTACTTGCCTTATTTTACCGTAAGAAATAACATATCCATCTTCGCCATTGGTTAAGTCATGTGCCGTAATTCCTAATAAATAAATAGGGTCAATTGTGCCGTTTGCTATAAATTTAGATACCGATATACGACCACTTGAACCAACTGTTCCTGATGCGTAAACAAGGCTTCCTTTTGTAATGGTTGATCCTGTTTGATTCTTAACCAACCAAAAGTTTTTAAAACCTAATTCATTTGGCACTTGGTCATACATACCTAAAACAACCGTACCCAAATCATAATCCCATCGCATTTTTGCCGTGTCGACATTATTTGTAGGAACGCTTGTATCAAAAAACAATGAATCAACTGGTTGAGTAAATGATCCGCCACCAACTAAAGATGCCCATGCGCCTTGTTTCCACACATATATACTTCCTGTAACACTATCTAAAACTAAATAGGCTTTTACATTCTTATCTGCATAGCTTGTAGGTTTAGTAACTGTATCACTTGCCAAACCTCGCCACACCAAACCGTTTCCAGTAGTGTTAAAACCAAGTCTTTGTTTGTTGCCTGTGATTGGGTAGGGAATAGAATCAATAGAGGCAAAACTTAATGTAGTAATAAAGGCAAAGAGAACAGTCATTTGCTGCCGTTTGCCAATCTTTATTTTGTCAACTACTTTGCCAATATACTTTCTGCCAATGCCAAGAACTAATTCTTCTCCTAATGTTTTGGCTATTTTACCAATGGCTTTTAAAAACTTTCTTTCTTTTTTAGGCTTTTCCATTAGTTTATTATGATTGCGAAGATTATATAATTTGCGCCATCGTAGTGCGTGTTAGCATCAATGGTTATAGTGTCTGGCTGTGTAATGGTATATTGAGATGCAATTAACTTTTGCCCATTTTGGTACACTTGGATAGATGCATCTGTATTTGTAGTTGGCAATACTCCACCATTCTTAGTATAAGTTAATACATTTGATGAGGTTGCCAAAAATTCCTCTGAAAATATAGATATTAAAGAACCTGTTACAGTTACATTGGTTATGCTTTCATTAACATTATTATTTACAACACCTCCGCTTCCTGCGTTGTTGGCTACTAATTGATAATCGCGAGGCTTAGATATTACCGTTCTTTCTGTATAACTAGGCATGCTCATCTATTTTAAAGTAATCACCTCTCCAAATATCTGTGTTTAAGTCGTATAAACCACGTTCAAATACATAGTATCCAGAGGAGTATTCAATTACTTTGTGAGGTAAATAAACATCATCTATGCTTAAATTTTGAAATGGCATATCAATCATTCTTGGTAAAGGTCTTAACTGTCCTTTTATTACTTCATTGACAAGAAGCTGAGTTACTTTGTTGAAGCCTTGCCCGGAGGAAACATCCCAGGTACTACTTAATTTAAATGTACCAGCGTCCTCTTTAACCTTTAACGCACCATTTGTTGTTGCGGATATTCCATCGCCTAAATATGTATCTAAATCAAATACTACAGAAGATTTTTCATCGTTATCTGATCCGTATTCTTTTATATCTGCTTGTCCGCCAATAGTGCCATCCGGAAGAAATTCTAAATAATTATTATTAATAGTATATGAAAGTGCGTAATTGCTTATAATATTTGTTCCTGCCTCATTACGCATTTCCTTTAAACGCATTGACCAAACATATTCAGCAGTCTCAGGAATATCTAAAGTATCAAATGATATTGTTTTGTTAACTACAAAAGCATTATCAGCAAATACAGTTTCAACGTTAAATTCATATTCAGAGGCTGATGTCTCCCAACTGGCAGCATCTAACTGAAAATTAAAACCAGTTGTATAATTGACATTTCTTTTTAAATATTTATTTTCTTGTTTTACTTGTAAGGAGGTAATTTTTCCTGTAAAATTTGGTGTAGAAATTGAATCTAATTTTAATGTATTTGTGTTTGTTGATTCAATAATATATTCATAATCGCCAGTTTCGGTTATCGTTTTTGTAACACCTCCCAAACGTAGCCTTAACTCTCCAGTATTATCTAATTTAACTTTTATATTAACGTAATATTTTCTATTAGCCGTAACGCTAAAAGTAGTATAATATGCTTCTGTAGCAGCCAATGTTCCTTCCAATATGCCATCAGCAATTAACCAACCACTGCCCAATGTCCAGTTAGCAGATGCAAAGCCTTGTAAAGGAAATGAATTAATTATAGATGCTAATTTAATAGCAAATACAAATTGATAAGGCTCAAAAGTAGCAGGAGCAATTACCGCAGCGTAAAAATTTAATATTCCGGTATAGCTTAACCTTGCCTCTACGTTTGTGCTATCTAATGTCGGAGTGATAACTTGCTCAGGAGTTGCATTTGTAGCGTATGTATATTCTTTCCCGGCAAGTAAATTTTGCTTACCAAAATAGTTATAGCGTATAACTGCATTTTTTAAGGGAGGATAATATGACCATCTGCCACCGCTTAATCTCATTAATTTACTATTAACTAAATCTGTTTGTAGATTTAAAGTAGTAAAATCTAAATTAAACGTACCTGAACTTTGAATGCCAAAACCATTATATTTAAAATATCTATGATTCTTTGGATTTAAATACTCGTTAACTTGAATAAACCAATATTGATTCCCACTAAACAAAAGCCTTGCTCCAAATGTCTGACATATTTTCTTTAAAACATCATAGCAACTTTGGTATGTGTAGTTATTCTTTGTATCTCTGTGATAAAATGCTCTATGGCTTATAACTGTTCGCAAAGCAAAGTCATTATTTGCTGAATAAGTAATACTATTTTCATGCCAATTAAATACAGTATGTAATATTGGCAAATTATTAGCCACCAAGTTTTCCTGGACAAAATCCAGTTGATTTAAACAATTGCAAATATGCTGAACAACTGTATCTTGACCAAGATAAGGACCTACCTCACTTTTATACAACAATGTTTTTAACCACGCTAAACCATCAACTGCCTCAATTTGTGCAGTAAATCCTATATCCGTTGTGACATCTTCAAATTCGACTAAATCTGTAACTATATATCCATACCATTTAAATAGTACAGTTGTATTATCATCCTCATAGCTTGTCAACTCCATACTAAACCTACCCTCAACGGCAAAGCCTATGTCATTAAGCAAAGTTTGTAAAGCTGCAGAATTTATAATTAAATTTAATCTTAATCGAGATCCGATAATAGGAGCAAAACGCTCCATGCCCTGGCTTGTTTCACTATCATATTGAAGCTGAATATTGATAGTATCAAAAGAACCGACTGCACCGGAATAATCTTTATCTTTAATAGATATAGTTATCTTCCTTTTCTTCTCGTTATATACAGTCGTTTGATACCTTACCGCCATTATTGTACTCTATTTAAAGTCTTTTGTGAACGATTCAATAATATAATTAAATCATTGCCACTTATCCTTGTTTCCAACACACCGCCCATGCCTCCTACATCGCCAAGCATACTTTTTAATTTTGAAAGAGGTGCTATAACCTCAGGGTCAACCCTTGCGTTTCGATTATCTCCCACAGTTGCGATGGTGGGCCCGAATGCCAAGCCTCCTTCTGCAAGTTTTGGAGCGGCTAAGCTATTTTTAACCAATGTGCCTAAAGCAACTAATGCAATACCGCCAGCAATGGCAATAGCAGGATTTAACGATTTTAAAGCCGTTTTTATACCTAAAGCTGCTATACCTACTTGAATAGCTAATTTACCAAAGCTAATTACCGCTTCTGCAACTGGAAGCAAAAATGATTTAATATTAAATCCTGCACCACTCAATGCATTGCCTAATTGTTCGCCTAATCCAACTGCTAAATCATTTAATGCACCTTCTATTATATTTTTTAAACCTGTATTTAAATCATCAATACCTTTTTTTAATCTTTGTATCTTTTCATCAGTATATTGAATTGCATTTCCTGCAGCCGTTTGAGCATCTTTAAATGCATTTGTATTTTCAGTTAATCTTTGAGTTTCTGCACTTGCACTTTTTAATTGCTCTGGTAATAAATTTAATGTACCTATCATAGGTATTTCACCTATTGGTGATCCTTTGCTTAATGTTGCTTCTTTTGCAGCATTTGACATAGAACCACTACTTAAATTTGTCCCACCAGTTTTACCTAATGAATCAATATTATTTTCTGAAGGCAATGTTTTACCTCCGCCACCTCCTCCTGTATTTGCGCCAACTGTAAATAATCCTGCAAGTTTGCCTTTTAAACTATCTACTGTTTCCCCAATAGTTTTAAATTCGGCCGCTACAATTCTTTGCTCTTTTTGATATGATGTTAAACCATCAAGATTAAATAGATTTAACCCTAATGCTTTTTGTAAATAATCAATATTTTTTAAAACATTAGTCACTCCCTCCATTACGGAGTTTTTAATGTTTATCCATATATTTTTAAACCTATCAGTAAATGCTTGCCAATTATCATATACATATAAGGCAATAGCACCAAGCGCAGCAATTGATGCGGTGACAACTAAAATCATTGGGTTAGCTGCTAAATAGGTAAATGCTTTACTTATATTACCAATTCCTTGCACCACAAATTTAGTAGCACCAACTAAAGCACCGTATGTGCTTATTAATTTTCCTACAATAAAAATAATAGGCCCTATAGATGCGGCTACCAAAGCAGCCTTAACGATGAAGCCTTGCGTCTCCGGATTAAGCGCCTTAAATCC